AATGCTTTCCATTGAACTTCTTCTACATCTGTAAAGTTGTCTTTAAAATATTTACGAACAATGTCATGTGGATATAAAACAGAAGAATTGATTTTGTTATTTCCATTTTTAACTTCTTCTATATATNGCTGAAATCTTTCCTCATCATGATTATAAAATGCTGTTCGATATTTATTCATTGCTAAAGAACAAACTTGAGAGTATTCAATTGCACTCCATTCTTTAGCACTCATTTTAACTTCAAGAACATTCAAATATTTACGAAATGCCGATAGACACTTTCTATAAGCCGATTCTGGCAAGCCTAATTCTCTTGCTGTTTTTCTACCTAATTGTCTTGATTCTTCTGATGAAGTATTTACAGATTTTAGCCACTTCGCCATAAGTGAAATAGGTTTATTTGCTCTCATATTAATAGTGTCTTTAGCCCAACATTCACGAATAAAATTCCACATATCCTTCTCAACTGGTGTAGAGATAAAGGAATAGAGGTCATCAAATCTACCTATATCAACAATCTTCTTAAAATTATTAATAATAGTTTGCGGCTCAACCTTTGATAGTTCTTGCAAAAGAATTCTACCAACTCTTCTCTCACCTAGTCCGCCGCAACCATCTCTTATTGATCTAGTATATAGAACAATATTAGAAGTAAGCTTAGGATTTTCGGCATATGATGAAAGAAACTTCTTTCTAATATCCTCATCAGAAACATTTCTAAGATTACCGACTGAGGAGAATAAATTTAACACGTTTGAACCTGTGGAAGAAAATGCTTCAGCACCATTTTGACTTAACTTCTTAGAACTTTCTCTTTTAAACCCATCAATAAAATTCATACATATTTACCTCCTAGATATTTTTGTTTATGAATGCTGTAAAATATCAAAAGCAAGATAAATTTTATTATATCTTGCTCCGCTGTTGGTTTATTAAATTGGAGGACAGGGAGGGGAGTTACCCCTCAACTCTATTACTGTCCGAAAAAGGATTTCTCCCACTCTTTTAAAATTAAGAAGAAAGACAACAAGACAAGATTAAGGTTTAAGATCTCGGCGGGTAGGGCGAGATTGGGAAGGAGAGATGCTATTTAAATGTCTAGAATTTTAATAACATAAATCCCCGTATTTTCTTATATTGTTTTGTTTTTGCGGAAGACTTGTCTTTTCAAGATAGTTTAAACAATTATCAAATTATAAAGTGTTTTATTTTTTTTCGCTGTAACTATCTTTTCTTTCTTCTGGCTTCAAGACGGAGTTGGTTTTATTTTAAAAGTATCTAAATGCTGTTTCCGTCTTGTTTTTAATTTCAATTGTTCGTTCTTAACTACCTAAACAAAATACTTCACGTTTGAAAGCTAGACCTAGTATTACCATCAAACAATTTAAGAATCTTCTCTCCACTCTTATGGAGTGGGTGTGCTTGATGATTAATCTTCCCATTTCCATTCTCTTGCCGAGGATGGAAATGGTCAACCTTTCTTTCATTAAACAATTNANCAATTGAACGTGAAATATTTTGTTTAAATAGTTAAGAACTTTGGAGGANTATATCGGTAATGCTCCGATGTTCCCAGTTTGGAAGACTGGTGTATTTACTATTATACGAATACTCCTTTTCTGACTTTCTATATTAATTATACTACAATTCTTATAGAAAGTCAAGTTTTCATCATTTTAAATATTCTAATTTGGCGGAGTATCTGTGATTCGAACACAGGGAAGAAATTAATCTTCATTAGTTTAGCAAACTAACACAATAAGCCACTCTGTCAATACTCCTTATCTTGACTTGTTAAATATATTTATTTAACAAGTCGAAAATTTATTAATCCCTATCGGCAGGGGACAAAGCAATAAGCTTTAACCCATTTTCTTTTTGACTCTCTTTTCTGCTTCTTTTTGCTCTCTATCTTCAACCTTCTTCGCATACTCGGAGAGTGCTGTTTCAAGATTAAATGCTTTAATTACTTTTCCTGTCTTATACCTCACATCTTTATCTGCCGCAAAGGTTAATGATACTTTTGCATACTTAGTTCCAGATGGTGTTTCAATAGGAACTGCATATACGAAATCATCAATCTGAAATGCTCCTCCCTCTTCAACTAACTTTGGAATACCAATTTCTTTTACAGCCTCTGTCTTTGTGAATTTTCTTGTTTCAGTAATGTTCATTATAAAACCCTCTTTCTTTTATTTTCTATAATATTATTATAGCACAATTTCAATGTTTTGTCAATCTTCTAATGTTGCTTCAACATAGCGAATTGTAGTTTTTGCTGTTGGACTTGTTTTCTTTACCCCAACTACTTTAACTCTTGTTCCACTATATAAATAATTATAATCGGTATCCATCATTCTAATAATAGAGCCTTTCTTAGGAACTTCTTCTTCATTGGAGAGAAGATAATCATATTCTTTTCCTATAAAAACCTTATCTTTATTCTTGAATTGTACAGAAACTACCATAATAAAACCCTCTTTCTTTTATTTTCTATAATATTATTATAGCATAACTCCAAAACAAAATCAATCTTCTAATGGTACATATTGTTCAATAGTTATTTTCTTTTTCTTTAATCTCATTGCAATTTGTTCAGGATAGTCTGATTCTTGAGATTCTGTTGCGGCGGCGAGATAGTGTATTCCAAAAAAATTATTCTCCATTTGGAAAACTACTTCATGAGCAACAGTCCAGCGTTGATGACTATAAATGTTATCTTCTATTATTTCTATTTCAGGATAAAAATCCCCTCTTATAATGCCGTGAACCTCTATTTCTGTTAGTTGAATATTATTAAGAAGTTTCTCTTTAAGTTTTTTAAACTCTGAATTCATAATAATTCTCCTTTTCTTTTATTTTCTATAATATTATTATAGCAAATTTTCGATACTCTGTCAACTATATAATTCTTTTAATTCATCTAAAGAAATTGGTGTGTAATTATGTCGCTCAACACAAACACAACAACTTCTTTCTGTATAAGTTTCAAACATATCACTATTATGAACGTGACCATATAAATGCAAAGTTGCTTGCCCCGTGATAAAAGGAAGTGGTTTATGTGAACAAATAAAGAATTCATTTAATACAATTGGTTTATCATACACTTCAGCAAAACCACAATCTCTATAAAATGAATTAGTTTTCCTATCATGATTTCCTTTTACCAAATAGATTCTTCCATTTAATTGAGAAACAATTTTTGTAATTTCTTCTTTAGTTCCAAAAGCGAAATCTCCTAAATGATAGACTTCATCTTGTGATTTTACTACTGAATTCCATTGTTTAATAATATATTCATTCATTTCCTCTGCATTCACAAAGGGTCTTTTACAATAGTCAATGATGTTATTATGAAAGAAATGGGTGTCAGAAGTGAACCAAATTTTTGTTTTTGAATTCATAATAATTCTCCTCTTTCTTTTTTTACTATAATGTTATTATCCCATAATTTCAATGTTTTGTCAACTATTGTAAAAGGTGAATGATATAAAAAAGAGAGGAAAATTTTCTCCTCTCTTTCTTCTTTTAGCCGCCGACTACTGTTTCTTCAATTCCAGTAGTTCCAAAATCTTCGACTTCCAGTTCTTCAGTTAGTTCAATAATTTTTGCTTTAATTGCCTCAAGTTCTGCTTGAAGAATTTCTAGAACACTTGCTCCATACTCGGTTTCTTCTCCTTCGGCATTTAAATAAGTTCCAAAATTATAAGACGCAGATGGTCCAGTAGAAATAATCATTGATTTCTTCTTATTAACAAGACCATCAATCATTTTTCTAATGGTAGCACTTTTCTTTGAAAGTTTTGCAATTTGCCCTTCAATTGAACTAATTCCTGGATTCACTGGCGGACAATAAGGATAAGGTGGATAGTCAGGTGGACAACAATTCTGAGGATGAGGATGTGGATGTGGTGGGTATGGTGGGAATGGTGGAACACGATTAGGGTTCTTAGACATACAATCATCTCCTTTTAAATAATTAGATAAAGCACTATTCGGCACAATATCGTTTAGTGGCATTTAGATCAACTCCTATATAATATTAGTTGACTGACCTTTCCTCTAATTAAGGTGCTAAATGTGCTTATTTTCTCTAATCTTTTAATGCGAATTTTTGTCTGCCATGTTAATCTTTAATAGACATTCTACAAAATGGAGATTATCATACTTCTTCATTAGCCTTTCAATTTTCTTTTCTTTTGGTAACTTTTCATCAAAATTATAAAGATCCATATGAGCTCCTATAAGTGCNGCTCTAGTTAACAAGTCTTGGTTAATACACTCAAGAGTTCCATCTCCTGTTTGTTTTTCAGTTTCTACAAATAAAGATAAATATGCTCCAACATTATTATGAGAATAGTAATGGGCAATATCTGTCTTTTCTCCTTTTGAATTTTTAAAGTTTTTTACATAAAATTTTCCAATATCATGAAGAAGACCTGCTTCTTTTAAAAGACCATCTTTTTCGCCAGTGTAATGAAGATAGTGCCAAGCCAATCTCATATGTGTATCAATGTCAAACTTATGGTGAGGATTATCATGAGGAATGGCATTTTTTTCTAAAATTTCATCAATTGAATACAAATAGGAATCTTCATATAAATGTGTATCTCTATATGGGAAGATAAGATTTATATCATCAAACCCTTCTTCAATCCTAGGTGTTGTAAAAGCTCTTACCATTCTTTCTATAACTTCTTCTGGTACTTTTCTTTCTCTAGAAGAATTATTAATTTTACATTGTTCGATAGGTGTTGCTATTAAAGTTCCAACTACAATTAAATCTTCAATTTTCGCCGCCGCTACCCTAGAAAGAAAATGTTTACGACGCTTTGCTACTAAATTAGTTGCATTGTATATAACATCTTCTCCTCTTTTCAACGAAGTGATTGTTCTACGATACATTTCTTCAAAAACTTCGTTATTATGAGATTGGTCGTTAACATCATTAAATAATTCTTGTCGAATATCATCAGATGAGATTATAACACCAGTTAAATTTTTTGCATAATAGTCTTTTCCAGAGCCNGGCAATCCTATCAACATCTCTAATCTAGGCATATAAATTCTCCTCCAATACTTCACAATTAATTTTATTTTTATTAATAGATAAGGTTTTTATAGGAGTATCTCCTAATTCCAACTTTCCTATCTCTGTTTCTACAATTTGCCAATTCTTATTTAAAATATTTACTACTTTCATACAAGATTGTTTTTCTTTAAAAATTGGATATGGATAACCTTTCTTTCCTCTTAATTCCGCCGAAAAAGTATCTCTTAGATACCTTAGATAATTAGGATAAGAAAGACCTAAGACTCTTGCGGCAATAATATTAAAACTACCACCATATTCTCCTCCAGCAAAAAGTTCACTGTCTACACTAATAGTGAAAAAATCAGAGTTCTCTTGACAAGAAAAAATCTTACTCATATAAAAATCTCCTTTTCTTGAAGTTCACACATATTTTCATATTCTTCTGAAGATAGTAGTCGGCAAGCTTTGAGAATTTGTGAAGAAGAACTTTTTTTAATCTGTTCTATAAAATAATTAGGACCAGACGGCGAGAAATCAGTTTTTTCAATGTTTCTATCAGCCTTTTTAACATAGTTCGGTTGAATGTACTTTGAAACACTTGCAGGGCTAATTCCAAGTTCTCTCGCTACCCTAGCTTTAACACCATATTCAATATATAGCTCATTTATTTTCTCAATCGTGGAATCATCAATTCTTTTTGCCATTTTCTCATCTCCTTTACTATAATATAATTATAGCATAGCACAAGAAAAAAGTCAAGAAGCTATTTCTTTTTACCAAACAAAAGTTCCAATATAATGCCAGTTCCATAATAGCCTATTAAAAAAATAATTGCTAAGAAAATTAAAGTTCTCATTTTAGTCCTCCAATAATTGATATGTGTAGACCATCTTTCCATCTAATCTTACATAAAATTTTCCAAGTTGCCACTTTTCAGGTTCTTTATTTACAGAAATTGTTTCAATTTTTTCTTCTTGTAGGTTTTTAGTGATTTCTTTTTTTGAAAGATTGATATACTTAGTTTCTACAATCTCTAGCTTTTCTTCAATCTTTTTTAAAAAAGTTATTTTTAATATTAATTTATTTTTAAACATAAGAACCTCCTCAATTTTCTTACTTTAGCTTACTTTCTTATTTTTGTTATAGAAAATAATACTCCGTCTTGGTCTGGAAATACTAAAAAAGAACCTTTCCCTTGACGTGGTTTTAGAATGAATTCATTTGTTGGAAAACCTTCTGGATAATAAGCCTTAAAATTAAAACCTTTAATGACGGGAATTTCCACTTTTACTTTTTGTCCACCTATGTTTTCATAGATGATTACACGTTTACCTTCAAAAAAATTTTCTTCTATTTCTTTATTGTTCATATTTCTACTCTCCTTAAAATGTTTATAGTTTAACCAATCCTCATATTATATCCGTATTCATTAGAATGGTAAAACCTTATCCAAAATTTCTCTCTTTCTACTTGTTCTTCTTTTGCACAAATTTCAACAATCTCAAAAGTAAAATTTTGAAGTCCATCTTCCCACATAAATTGATATAAACAATTCGCAGTTTGATCGTCTGCCCTTAAACCTCTTTTTGCATGAAGTCTCCATCTTGCAAGAAAATTAACAGCTTTCCCAATATAAACCTTATTATTTTTTATATTTGTGATTTTATAAATGCCGCCAGACTTTGTTTTTTCTCCTAAAACTCTCTTAAACATTTCTTCGGCTTTCACCTTATAAAACACTTCATAAATTAACTTATATAAAATGATAGGTTTATGAAGTGTTTCGGCAAGACTTTTTAATTTTATTATATCTTCTTCAGCAATATTATCTATTACAATGCGGTGGAAGTCAACTTTATCTTTATTTTTTTCATCAAGCTTAAATCTATTAATAATTTCTAATTGATTTTTCTCATATTCAGCAATTTCTTGAGTAAGGATCTCTTTCTTTTTTTCAAATTCTTCACAATAAGCTTTAAATGAGATTTCAATTGCCTCTTTCTCTTCTTTAAATTTCTTTTCTAATTCTATTAATTCCGCATTTAATTTATTTTGATGGGCAATCAATTGGTTTTGTTTAGTTTCTTCAAGTTCTTCATATCTACTCTCAAAATTTTGTTTTAAATATTCTAATTTTCTTTTATGCTCTTCTTCTAATGCTTGGAAATTAGATTCTTTTTCAGACTTTTTAATATTATAGTCATTTTTTATTTTTTCTAGTTCAGCGGCATAGCCTTGTATTTTTTCTTGATTTTGTAATTTAAGAGAAGATAGACCTTCAGAGACTTTTTTTAATTCCTCTTTAAATTTTAATTGCAGTTCTTCATCTTTAATTTTATTCTCTTTTCTATTCTTCAAAAATTGTATAAGAAAAAATATAATAACTAATATATTAATGCCTAATAGGACATTAAATGGTGTCAATTAAATCACCTCAATTTGACAACTCTTCAACACTGTCATTGCGGCGAGATGGTTTTCTTCTGTAACATCTGCACAAAGATTAGAATTGACAACTATTTTTGTATTTGGAAGTGCTGTTCTCAATATTAAACAATTCGTTACAACACAGATAGAAGATAGTAATCCACATACTTCAATTTCGGCATCTTCAAACTCTTCTCTAACAAGTTCTGTAACTAGCTCTGTCAAATAAAAAGAACCAAAGCTTATTTTATAAACTCTTTCTTTTGCGAATCTCTTTAATTCATCCACAATTTCCCAACCATCTGTATTCACTAAACAATGAGGAATTGGTAAATTTTTNCCCTCTAGTGTATCTAAATAATCTTCTTCATGAGTGTCTTGAGTGAATATTACAATCTCTTTATTCTTTTCAGCGGCTTCAACTCTTTCAACTATTTTTGGAACAATTCTTTCAGTTACAGGACTTGAAAGCGTTCCCCCTTTTTTAGCAAAATCATTTTGCATATCTATTACTAATAGGATTTTCATATGATTTTATCCCTCCTTTTTAAGATTTTTACAGTTCATAATATTGGTCATTACACAATCATGATGTTTTGCATCACAATACTGGTGTTGGTCTTTAGACACATATCATCATCATATGCTTCAAGAATATAATCAATCTTATCAGCGATATTCTGATTGTTCACAGCCAATTCAATAGCACCTGTAGGAAGCTTCACAGCAGTTATGAGATACTGTGGCTTAAAAGCTTCGCGTCGCTCACCTTCAGTAGGTTCAGCCATTGTAGCTTTGACTTGTTTGAGATAATACCTGATTTCGTTTTCCATTATTTTTCCTCCTTAATATTCTGATGGTGCATAGTAATTTTTACGTGCTTCTTTTAAGATAA